GATGGAGCCCCCAGCAAGGATGAGCTCTACCAGATGGTGGCAGATCCCAAGTACAAGTCCGATCCTGCGTATCGCCAGAAGGTGGAGCGCCTGTTCCACCAGTACGCGCAATAGTTGTCTCCAAGGTCTGCCGCAAGGCAGTTGCCACTTGCCCCGGCCTAACCCGCCGGGGCTTTTTTTGTCCAGCTTTCAACCGGGTCTGTTGCTAATTTGTCAAATCCCCCTACAATCAAGTCCCAAGGCCAACCGGGTGACCGGCCCTGACCGTGGCGAGATGCCAACGAGTGGCTGCCGCAAGCAGCAAGCGAAGGCCCTGGCGACAGGCTCACCGATGCGAGAACCCTGATCAACAAACCGAATGAGGTAATCAAATGAGCGTTTCTCTCTCGAACGCCTTTGTCACGCTCTTCGATGCTGAGGTCAAACAGGCTTACCAGGGCAAAGCAATGCTGGTGGGCGCTGTGCGTCAGCGTCGGGGCGTGGAAGGCTCCCAAGTCAAGTTCCCCAAAGTGGGCCGTGGTGTTGCCACCGCCCGTGTGACCCAGACCGATGTGACCCCCATGAACGTGGGCTTCTCGACGGTGACCTGCACGCTGGGCGATTGGAATGCCGCTGAGTACAGCGACATCTTCTCGCAGGCCAAGGTCAACTTCGATGAGCGCTCGGAACTGGTTCAGGTTGTTGGTGCTGCTATCGGTCGCCGCCAGGATCAGCTGATCCTCGACGCACTGTCCGCTGCTTCCGGCACCGGCACCGTGGCGAACTCTATTGGTGGCTCCAACACCAACATGAACATCGCCAAGCTGCGCGAGGCTGCGAAGATCCTCAACACCAAGAACGTGCCGAGCGAAGGCCGTCACATCATCATCCACGCCAACTCGCTGGCCTCGATGCTGGAGCAGACCTCGGTGACGAGCTCTGACTTCAACACCGTCAAGGCGCTGGTGCAGGGTGAGATCTCGACCTTCATGGGCTTCCAGTTCCACATCCTGGGCGATCGCTCGGAAGGTGGCCTGCCCATTGACGGTTCCAGCGACCGCACGCTGTACGCCTTCCACCGCGACGCCATCGGCTACGCAGAAGGTATCGCTCCTCGCACCGAGATCAACTACGTCCCTGAGAAAACGAGCTGGCTGGTCAATGCTCTGTTCTCGGCGGGCTCGGTTGCGATCGATGCCGAGGGTATCGTCAAGATCACTGCCCGCGACACTGCGGCTGCAGCCTAATAGGAGGGTCTGAAAAATGGCTTACTCTGCAGACGGCTTTACCGCCTACTCCGCGTCCAAGCGCGGCAACGCACCGTCGATGTACGGCTACAAGACCGCCGACAGCATTGCTACGGTGAACACCGAGGGTTACTTCAACGCCTTGGCCAACACCCTCGAGGTGGGCGATGTCATCCACTGTGTGACCTCCACCGGCTCCACCGCCGTGGTCACCCTGGTGTATGTCGTTTCCAACGCCTCTGGTGTGGTGGACGTGACCGACGGCACCACGCTGTCGAACACCGACAGCGACTGACCGTAGTTGTCGGCAACTGGGCCAGCCACTGAGCAATCGGAGGCTGGCCCTTCTCACATTAAGAGGTTCCAATGGCAGCAGGCGACACCGGCATCACAATCTGTTCAGACGCCCTGATCATGCTGGGCGCGAAGGCCATCACGTCCTTCAACGACGGGACCGACGAGAGCTCTGCTTGCGACCGCCTCTACCCAGACATCCGAGACTCCACGCTGGTCATGTACCCGTGGACGTTCAACACCAAGAAGATCCAGCTCGCGCAGCTGCTCACGCCGCCCGGCTCTGTGTGGCGGTACGCATACCAGCTGCCCGGCGACAAGCTGACCAACCCCCGCGCTGTGTACGACACCGCCGCCCAGGGCGCATCTCCGCGCAAGGACTGGGAGATTCAGGGCGACCAGCTGCTGACCAACCTGCCCGCCGTCTTCATCGACTACCAGTACAGCGTGGGCGAGTTCGCATGGCCGCAGTACTTCGTGCAGCTGATGAAGTACATGATGGCCTGGCACCTGGCGCTGCCGATCACCGAGCAGTCCGATCGCGCCCAGTATTGGCAGGGCGTGGCCGTGGGTGCGACAGCTGAGAATGGCCGCGGCGGCTACCTTCGCACCGCCATGAACATCGACGGCCAGCACAACCCGGTGCGCGTCATCGAGGACTACAGCCTGGTGGCAGTGAGGAACTGATGCCTCGCTTCGTTGACGTTCAGACCAACTTCAGCACGGGCGAGCTGGACCCGCTGCTGCGCTCCCGCGTGGATCTGCAGCAGTACAACAACGCCCTGGCCAAAGCCACCAATGTTGTAATTCAGCCACAGGGTGGCATTCGCCGCCGGCCAGGTCTCAAGCACATCCTTGAGCTGCCCAACACCAGCACCGCATCGGCTGGCAACGGGGTGCGCCTGGTGCCCTTTGAGTTCTCGGTGGATGACAGCTACATGCTGTGCTTTACGCACAATCGCATGTATGTCATTAAGGATGGCGCTGTCGTCACGAACATCAACGCATCGGGCAACAACTACCTGAGCACGTCGATTACTGGGGCCATGCTGTCCGAGATCTGCTGGACGCAGAGCGCGGACACCATGATCCTGGTGCATCCAGACCTTGCGCCAGTCAAGCTGGTGCGTGGTGCCAACGATGCCAGCTGGACGATCAGCAACATTACTTTCAACAGCATTCCAAAGTATGCGTTTGAGCTGGACTCGCATATCCATGTTGGCAGCAAATTGTCTTTGAGTGCTGTGTCCGGCAATGTAGAGCTCACCGCAACAAACACCCACAACACAAGCGGAACAGCGCAGGCCGGCAGCTCAAACACCATCACCCTAAAGTCGGCTTCCAGTTCGACAAATGACATCTATGTCGGGATGTTCATTGAAATCACATCTGGAACGGGGGCTGGACAAACTCGATTGTGCGAGGACTACAACGGCACAACCAAGGTTCTTGAGGTGCATCCGGCCTGGACTACCGCGCCAGACAACACCAGCCAGTACGACATCACTTCTTTTAAGGCAGCAGCTGTCGATCAATACATCAACGCTCAACCACAAGGCCGCGCTCGGATTATTGAGGTCTTGAGCGATACCAAGGTCAGAGCAGTTACTGAGTACCCGTTCTTTTCGACTAGTGACATTGACCCTGGCAACTGGGAAATTGAGCATGGCTACGAAGATGTGTGGTCAAGCGATAAAGGCTGGCCGCGCACGGTAACTTTCCATGAAGGCCGCCTCTACTTTGGCGGCAGCAAGTCGCGCCCCTCCACCATCTGGGGCAGCAAGATCGGTCTGTTCTTCGACTTCGTGCCAACCGAGGCGCTGGACGACGATGCTGTGGAAGCGACGCTGGACACCAGCTCGCTGAACGTCATCGTGGACATGATCTCTGGCCGCGATCTTCAGGTCTTCACCACGGGTGGTGAGTTCTTTGTGCCGCAGTCTGGCACCGACCCGATCACACCCACCAGCCTGACATTCAAGGCCGTGAGCCGCAACGGCTCCAAGACCGGCACCCGCGTGCAGTCGCTTGAGAGCGGCACGGTCTACATCCAGCGCCAGGGCAAGAGCCTCAACGAGTTCCTGTTCTCTGACACGCAGCTGACCTATGTGACCCAGCGCATCTCGCTGCTGTCTGGTCATCTGCTCAAGACGCCCACCCGCATGGCCCTGCGCCGTGCCACCAGCACGGATGAGGGCGACCTGCTCATGATGGTCAACTCTGACGACGGCAGCATGGCCGTCTTCAGCATCATGCGCTCGCAGCAGATCACCGCGCCCAGCGAGTTCCTGACAGACGGCGAGTTCCGCGATGTCGGCGTGGATGTCACTGACATCTACGCGGTGGTCAAGCGCCGCTTCAACGGCACCGATCGCTATTTCGTGGAGCTGTTCACCTACAACGTCTTCACTGACTGTGCCTTCACTGGTGCATCTGCCGGCGGCGTGGGCTCTGGGCTGCCCCACATCGGCAAGGCGCTCAACGTCATCACCGACGGTGTGCCGCAGTCCGATGAGGTTGTGAGCGCCGGCGGGGCTGTGACATTCGACCGCGAGGCTGTGACCAGCTACGAGGTGGGCCTGCCCTTCACTGTGTACGCCAAGACCATGCCGGTGGAGATTCGCTTGCAGACGGGCACCCGTGTGGGCTTCAAGAAACGCATCGTGGAGATCAGCGCCTTCGTGGACAACACCCAGCATCTGCAGCTGAACAACAACCCGGTGCCATTCCGCAGTTTCGACAACCCTCTGCTGGATGACCCCGAGCCGACATTCACAGGTATCAAGCGGGTCAATGGTGTGCTGGGCTATTCGCGTGAGCAGGCCATTGAGATCGGCCAGAGCCTGCCCCTGAAAATGACGCTGCTGGGCCTTGAGTACAAGGTCGCAGTGAGTGGAGGCACCTGATGGCTACGACATTTTATGACGACGGTTCGACCATAACCAGGAACGCGGACGGCACCACCTCTGCCACGCCGGCCACGGATGGTGTGACTGACTGGATGAAGATTGGCGGCGACATCTTCTCTGCTGTGCAGGGAGGCATCAATGCCGTGTCGCCCTATGCTGGCCTGGCCGCGTCCTACGCAAGCGCCGAGCGACAGAAGGCCGCCGCCTACTACCAGCAGGGCCTGTACGAGGTGCAGGCCATCGACACCCTGCGCCTGGCTCAGATCCGCACCGACCAGGACCGCAAGTACGCATCCATCCAGGCGGGCCGCAAGCTCAAGGCTGCGGAGATGAGCGCCCTGAACTACACCATCCAGGGCAACACTCTCCTTCGCACCATGGAGCGTGCCAACGCCGCGGTGCGGGCCCGCGCTGCTGCCAACGGTGTGGCCTATGCCGAGGGCTCTGCCGGCGCAGTGCAACGCGCCAACGTGACCAACACCTACCGCGACGTGGGCATCACCGACCTAAACGCGCTGACGGCCCGCATCCTGGGCTATGAGGATGCGTCGGCCATGTTCCTGGCTGCCGAGGAGCAGGCATCGCTGACCATGAATGCAGCCCAGACCCAGGCCCGCCAGCTGCAGACTGCCGGCGACTTCGCGGTCAAGAGCGGTGGCCTGCTGTCCAATGCGACCCTGCTGCAGGGCGGCCTGCAGTTTGCGCAGACTGTTCGCAACCCATTCACCTCATAAGCCATGGCAGACCTACCCATCATCCAACCGGGCCGAGTCGAGAACGCCGGCATTCCAGGTGCGACACTGCCCCAGGTCACGCCTCCACAGGTGGACTATGTTGGCCTGCGGGCGGGGGCTGCCAACGCGCAGACGGTGGCGCAGACGCTGGACCGCCTGAGCGGTCAGCTCTTTGGCATCGCCAAGAACGCAGCGCTGGAGGCCGGCTACCAGTATGTGGCCGACAACCCTGTCACGCCCGAGCAGCTCGAGGCTGCCAAGCGCGGCAACACCGAGCCCCTGCGCCTGGGCGGATCGCTCAACGTCTTCGACCAGGCTGTCCGCAAGGCGCGGTCCCTGGAGCTGTCCAGCAACTTCGAGGCCGAGGCACGCAACAAGCTGACGGTGATGCTGACCGCAGTGGAGCAAGGCCAGGCCACCACTGAGCAGGTCCAGACCAGCATCAACGCCATGATGAATGGCTACAGCAAGAGCCTGTCTGGTGTCGATCCCGAGGCCTCCCTCAAGTTCCGCGCCACCATCGCCACCGCCGGCAATACGGTCCTGGCCAAGGCCGCAGAAGCTGAGATCAAGCGCCGCAAGCAGCAGGATCTGATCAAGTTTGACACCGACTTCGATAACAGCATCCGACTGCTGGAGGCCGCTGTCAGCCAGGGATTCTGGATTGATCCTCGCACGCAGCAGAAGCGAAGCATTGAAGAGTTTGGCGCTGTCTACCGCCAGACCATCAACACCAGCGCTCTGCTGCTGGGTGACGCTTCACTGCAAAAGCAATACAGCGACAAGTTCGAGGCTGCATTCAAGCAGGCCAAGATCGGTGCGACGACTGCCTTCGTGGTTGGCGATGAGTTCAGCCGCGACCCCGAGGCGGGC